TTTAATTAGTGGGTTTTTTGTTACATAAATGTATTAAATGTCTTATTTATGTATTAGACTAGAACTAACAACAAGGGCTTTATGGATAAAAATTTTGATGATTTTATAGATAAAAAAGCAAAACAATTACCTAATAGACGCTATGAAGTGCGTTATCCAGAAAAATTAAAGATAATAATTAATTTGCTAGAAATATGCGTAGAAAAAAAGAAAACAAAATCCAATCATTATTTATATAGTTACAGATCAGTGGCTGAATATATGTATGACGTATTAGAACACCGTGATGTAACAAAAGAGGGTTTAAGAAAAGCAATTGCACGTATAGCAAAGGATTATAACCTTGAACTTTGATGAATTTATAGAAGTTAAACAAGCTGAACAAAAGCCAAAAGAAGAACACCCAAAAGGTTTTAAACCCGGTGTAGAGTGGAACGGCAACAAAGGACAGATAACAACAAAAGGTTTAGCAGATCGTGGTGATTTAGATTGGGACGAGTGGATAGACTACTGGATTGGTAAAGGTGCAAGTAAAACATTTTATATTAAAAAAGATGAACCAATAAACTTTAGAGTATGGGACGCTTGGGGTAAAAATCCTAAAACAGGGGAAAGTGAACCTACAAAGTTTTATTATTTTAAAACAAATCTATATAGCCGAGAAAACAGCACACCAGACAAAGACATACAAGAACTAGCAAATCGTATATCTAAAATAAAACCTAAACCTAAAACAAAAGTAAAAGTACACGAAACGTGTCTAATTGTGAGTTGCAGCGATTGGCAGGTGGGCAAAAAAAATACGGAAAAATCTGTAATACAGTATTTTGATAGTATCTACGCAATTAAAGATGATCTAAAGAACTTACGCAAAAAATATACAATAGAAAAACTTGTTTTGTGTGGATTAGGTGATTTAGTAGAGAATTGCAGCAACAACTTTTATCCAATGGGTTTATTTGAACAAGAGTTTGATAATAGACAACAAATGAGAATAGCAAGACGTATGCTTACTAAGACCATAGAAATACTTGCACCATTGTTTACTGATGTAATTGTTATGGCAACTATGGGAAACCACGGTGAACGTAGGCAAGGTGGTAAAGCCAATACCAGCTTCGGTGATAATATGGACGCTGAATTATTTGATAGCGTACAAGAAATATTTAGCAAATCACCAGCTTTTAAACATATCAAGTGGTATATACCAGACAATTACCTAACAACAAGTGTACAAGTGCTACCTAACACAGTTTTATCAATAGCACACGGACATCAAGCACGTGGTGGTGGTAATGCACAACAAAAGGTAGTTAATTGGTTTACAAAGATGAGTTCAAACAAAACTAAGGCAGAACTATACGATACAGATGTATTGCTAGTTGGCCATTTTCACCATCATTTTTCTGTAGAAGTTGACCATCGGCTTGTTTTATGTTCTACAGCTTATGATTTATCCGGGCAACAATGGTTTAGTGAACAGGGTGGTGGATCAGCATTACACGGTGTTACTGCGTTCTTAATGCATAACAAAGACGGTCGCAAATGGTCAGATATTAATATATATTGATATGAAGATAATTAGCAGAGAAATGTGGGGTGCGAAACCCAATAAAACAAAATTTAGTAAATTAGGTGAAGTAAAAGGTTTAGTTGTACATTGGTCAGCTTATCCAAAAGCATTAACTGTAAATGAAGAAATGGCACAGGTACGACAAATACAGGACTTACATCAAAACGACCGGGGTTGGAACGATATAGCATATAATTTTTGTGTTGGTGATAGTGGTAACTTGTATGAAGCTAGGGGTGCAGGTAACCGTTCAGCAGCACAAGGTGGCAACAACAGACAAGAAATAAACTATAACAATAAACATTACGTAGCTGTTTGTTGGCTTGGTGGATCTAAACCAGATGATAAACCAAGTAAAGAAGCTGTAATGGCAGTAAAAGAACTATGGAAAGAAGTTGGTGGTGAACTGCGACCACATAGAAGTTTTAAATCTACAACTTGTCCGGGTGATAACTGGTGTAAGTGGATTGAAAATAAATTAACTTTTGTACCAGAAGAAACAAAAGCACAAGAAGTAGTGCAAGAAGTAACTAGATCAATGCTAATAAAAAAAGGCGATAGTGGTAGCCAAGTAGAAGAAATACAGATAATGCTTAATATGATTAATAAAACACAACTAACTATTGACGGTGATTTTGGGGCAAAGACATTAGCAGCTGTAGTTATGTTTCAAAAGAAATATAAATTAAAACCAGACGGTATTGTAGGCAATATGACTTACGCAAAGTTAATTGAAATAAACAGGCGTAAAATGAATAATGGAAAGGGTAAATACAAAATTGAGTAAAGTAGTAAAAAAAGATTGGAAAGCATACTGGAAGTTTATGTTTGCAAAAGCATTTAGGACTGGTTTGCAATCAGCTATTTCATTATGGTTAGCTAATTCAACAGGAATTATTGACGCTGAAATTATACAGCTTGTGGGCGTAGCATTTATGACTAGCTTTATTACCGTGATCCAACACGCATTAGAGCAGTACAAACCAAAAGAAACTTTTTAACGCAACCCAATCGCAGCAACAAATAAAAAGACCGGGTGGTATGAAACCCGGTCTTTTTTATACGTACTAACAAATGGAGTGTTAGAAATCTAACTATAACATAATAATTTTTATAAATACTTCACATTGTTAAATAATTATATATAATACAGACAAGACAAAAAGGAGTGAACAAATGGAAAAATATAGTAATCCAGATGTATTTATAGTTTTAGTCGGTTTTATCGGCATAATTCTTTTAGGTGCATTACTTGGTGAAGTTGCTGTATGGATTGCAAAAATACTTGGCTATGAATATGAAGAAAAACCAAATGTAGATTTTTGGCAAAGACTTCAAGACGGTGAAGTATTAGACGCAGATAATATGTTTAACAATGGTAACTGAAAAGTTTGATGTAACTACACCAACTTGCATTATCTGTAAAAAAAGAGGTTCTGTTAGTTTATCTTACGAAGAACTTAAAAAGTTAAATAATGAAATGTCTGTAGAACCAAGAAAAAATATACAAGATATTTTACCAAATTTAACAAGGTCAGAACGTGAACAGCTTATTACAGGTACACACAAGTTGTGTTTTATGAAAGCATTTGGTCAATTACATTGTGAACATAATTTTGTAAAAGATACAATAACAAATACTGATGTACGTTGTTGTGAAAAATGCGAATTATGGGAAGATGATCAATTAGAGGAAGAAGAATAAATGGTAAATAAGTATCAAATAAATGTCGTAGGTACGCAGTATATTATGACAGATACAGAAGAAAAAGCTATTGAACTTGTTGAGGAAAAATTAAAAACAATTAATAGTTCTTTAAATATGCAAGTATTTTCAATAGCACAAGTTGATAAAGGAGTGTAATGACACAAAGTGAAATAATAATGAAACAAGTTGCTTTAAAGGCAGCAGTTGAATTAACAAAGGATAAGTTTGATCCTAATAACGATATAGCTAACCAACTAGAAGTTGTTAGAAACATATCAAACAATCTTTTTAATTATTTAAAAGACGGTTACGAAGAAGAACAAAAAGTAACTTATAAATATACAAACGATACACCAGAAGTATCAGTAGGCGAAAAACCTAAATTTGAACCTAAATGTCCAAGTTGTGGTTCAAAAGTTTGGGATAATCGTGAAACTGCACAAGGTAAACAACCATTGTGGAAATGTGGAAATAAAGACGGTTGCAATACTGGTAAAGGTTATCCGTGGGCTAGTTGGAACGAAGACGAGTTTGATAACGCTATGAAGAAATTTACAGCTGAACAAACACCAGAAGTTGTTGACATAGAAGACTTAGCACCACCGTTTTAATGACGGTATTAGAGAACATAAAGCAACTGTTACGACACATTACAACTGTAGATCAGTTAAAAGAAGTGAAGAAAATGGTTGCTTTATTAGAAATGGAGTTAAATGACAAAAGATGAATTTATTTATTGGACAAGTTGGCTAAAAGTAAGGTGGCCAAACGCACAGCTTGGCGAATATACAGTTAAATCGCTATACAATGATTTTCAGATTTATGATGATGATGTATTTGGCAAAGTATTATTAGATTATTTTGAAAGTGGTAACGAGTTCTTAGATTGGTCAAAGATAAAAAGACTATGTAAAGAGTTCCAGACACAATCATTTACGGCACAAGCACAAACAATTAGAGAACAAAAAGCATTAGAAGATAAAAAGCAAGATCCACCAAGTAGTTTGCAATCGTATCTAAAAATGCTTGGTTATAAAACATTTGCTGAAGCTGTATTTAATAAAACAAAAGATTTATATAAATACGGTGGATTACGTGATTGGCAACGTAAACTGTTTGAACCGTTTAAAGATTTAGATTATGATGAAGCAAAAACAAAGGGTTGGCGATATGGCATTGGGATTGAATTAAATGACAGAAGAAATTGAGTTTGTAGGCAGCGAATACGAAGTTACATTTACAATAACACCACATTGGTTACTAGAAATACTTAAACCACTTGAATTAATGGTGTATGTTGCACTTGGTCAATATGCAGACAATAAAACTAAAGAGTGTTGGCCAAGTGTTAGTAAATTAGCCAAAGATGTGAATAGATCAAGACAAAGTACCATAAATGCACTAAAAGGTCTGGAAGATAAGGGCGTTATTGAAGTAAAACAACGTTTTAAGGATAAAGGCGAACAAACAAGCAATCTGTATATACTCAAATTAACTAGGGGGGTGTCAAGAAAACTTGACAGGGGGGGTACAGAAAACTTTACACCTAGGGGTATAGAAAACTTGACACGAACTATATCCAATATAACTATATCCAATGAACTATATTCTAGGGAAATACAAACTTTTTACGTTAACAGCTTACAAAAGGTATGTGGATATGAAAAACCTACTAAAAACCAATGGGGTAAAATGTATTCGGCAGCGAAACAACTACACGAAGCCGGGTATGAACCTACAGATATTCCAGTAATCGCAGAAAACCTAGTTAAAACCTATGGCGTGGGTGCATTGACACCACAAGGCATAGTAAATAACGTGCATTTGTTAAAAGGTGCAAGAACTGCAACAAACAAAGATGTAAATAAAGCTATGGACCAGAAAGCGTTAGAAGATTGGGCAAAAGAACAATGAAAGTTTTAGTTGCTTGTGAATATTCTGGAATAGTTAGGGACGCATTTATAAAAAAAGGGCATAATGCAATTAGTTGCGATATTTTACCAAGCGAAAGTGATTTAGGTGAACATTATCAAGGTGATGTAATGGATATTTTATATGAAGATTGGGATATGATGATTGCACACCCACCTTGTACTTATTTATCAGTTAGTGGTTGCACGTGGCTTTATCACCCAGAAGATAAGCATTTACCAACAAATCAACGCAGACCACACCCAAGTTATCCAAATAGGCGACAAGATCAACAAGACGCATTAGATTTTGTTAGAACATTACTAAATGCACCTATTGAAAAAATTGCATTAGAAAACCCGGTTAGTGTTATTTCAAGTAAAATACGTAAACCAAGCCAAACAATACAACCATACCAATTTGGACACCCAGAACAAAAAAGAACGTGTTTATGGCTTAAAAATTTACCATTATTAAAAGAAACAAACAATGTTTACGATTATATGATGACACTACCAATAAAAGAAAGACAAAGAATACATTGGCTTGGTGGTGGTAAGGGTAAGGAAAGAAGCAAATTTTTTACTGGATTTGCAGAAGCTATGGCAGAACAATGGGGTTAAATGATAACTAAGTGCATATTACTTTACGCATTAATAATAAATAATTTTGCTACAGGTTTAACACCTAGTATTAATGATTTTCAACAGTTAAAAGATTGCAATAACTATGTACCAAAAACTTGTTATCAATACGCAACATTACTTGTAGAACATTTTGATGAAAAAAACATAGAAACAGCTGTAAAAGTAATGTGGTGTGAAAGTCGTAACAAAGCAGACGCATATCGTTGGCAAGATCAAGATAGTGGCTTATTCCAGACAATACCTAAAACATACGGTTGGGTAAAAGAAGAACACGACATACCTTACTGGGATTACCCGGTTGGAAATACCTATGCACAGTTTATTCCACGTTATAATATTCAAGTAGCTGCATTACTTGTACAAGATATGCACACAAGAGATGATTATTGGAAACCGTGGGACGCAAGTCGCTGGTGTTGGGAAGATACGGACAAATGGATAGAGAAATGGCAAAATGAAAATACTTAATTTATACGCAGGTATTGGTGGTAATCGTAAACTATGGGGTGATGAACACAAAGTAGTCGCTGTTGAAAATGATGAAGATATAGCAAAAATGTATCAAGACTTATACCCACAAGATACAGTAATAGTTGCAGACGCACATAAATATTTATTAGATTTAGTTTTACAAGAATTTTATGATTTTGTTTGGTCAAGTCCACCGTGTCCAACACATAGTCGTATGGTTTTTTTAAAAAAAGAAAATGAAAAATATAATCTTCAATATCCAGATATGCGTTTATATGAAGAAATAATATTATTAAAAACGTTTTTTAAAGGCAGTTGGGTAGTAGAAAATGTAAAAAGTTATTATGATCCATTGATAGAACCACAAGTAAGTGGTGGACACTACTTTTGGTCTAACTTTACAATACCGAATTTAGAAACAAGAAAAAAAGTTAGAAATGACAAAGGTTATACATTAGCCAAAAAAATGCAAGAAAAAGATATTTATATAGAAAATTTTTATAATTATAAAAGAGATAAAAGAACATTATTAAACAATGCAATAGAACCAGAACTAGGTAAAGCAATATTGGATTGTGCTTTAAATGAATGACGTAATGTCGCAACTATAAAGTAAAATAATAACAAAAGGAGTGAAATGAAAAATAAAATACAAGAACCTACATTAGTAACTATTGAAAAAGATTGGTCATATAAAAAAAAGAAATTTTTTGAATTAGAAAATCTTTTACGACAAAGTGAAGCAGTTGAAGATTGTTTAATTACTGCATTACAAGAAAATAGAAAAGTAATGCAATCATTAAATGCACAACGCTTAGAGTTTATACCAACATCATTAGAACCTATGGATCTAATACAAGAACGTGTAATTACATTATCTGGAATTAAAAAAGAACAGCATTGGTCATAAATGGACTATAACAAAAAGTTTGATATACAGCTTAAACAAGGTCAAAAGCTAGAAAAACAATTAGAACAGTTTTTTGAGGGCAAAAATATAGAAGTTAAATCAGAACGGCATATATGGGAACAAACAGGCAATCTATTTATAGAATATGAATACAAAGGCCAACCAAGTGGTATTGCTGCAACGGAAGCTGATTTTTGGGCATTATGTTTAATACGTGATGAACAACTATTACAAATGTATATATTGCCAACAAATACACTAAAAAACATTACTAGGCGTTATTTAGATACGGATAGAAATGTTGTTGGTGGCGATTTAAAACAATCAAAAGGCGTAATTGTGCCAATAGATGATATTGCACACGGTTATAAATTCTAATAATGACAAAAATAATGGGATAAATACACGACTACTATAATTCATACAATAGAATTAGGAGTATGTGCGATATGAACGCAGGTTATGATGACGTAAAAGAACTTGTAACAAATGTTATGGGTTTAAACGATTGGCTACAAGACAAAGAGCCAGTAGAACCAGACGTTAAAAATGGAAGTCTTGGTGGTATGAACTTTACTATTAACTGGTTAGATCATACTAAATCAAGATACTGCATACGACTAAATGATGATGACACATACGATATGCAGATATTCCAGTACCAAAACTATAAACAGCTTGGGTTAGCAATAGAACGTTCCTTACCACGTGAAAGTATATTGATGTTGCTAAGTACAACGTATCAAGAAATAACATCACAATCTAATCAAGTGCTTGAAAGTTTAAAGTTTGAAGTAAGTAAAGAAACACAGGAAATACTTAAAAAAGAAATCTAATCAACTACCATTGTTGTATGACGTGGCAAAACAGGGCGTTATGTAATGAAATGCCGACAAACTTATTCTTTCCCGGTACTGATGAACGTACTGATAAACAATATTGGGAAACACATAGTATATGCCGTGATTGTCCAGTAAACATAAATTGCTTAGAATACGCATTAGAACAAGACTTAGAATATGGTTTATATTGCTTACCAGAACGTGTAAGACGTAGATTTAAAAGCAAACCACCTACTGATTTAGAAAAAACAATGGAAGAAACATTTACAACAATAGATATTATTGAAGCTGAATTTGATTACTACGGTAAGTTAAAAAAGAAACGTTGTTTACGGTGCAATAGAAAAACACGTGGCTTTCACAAAGATAACGAAAATTGGGGTGGTAGAAGTCATATATGCGTTAGTTGTCATATAGAAATACAAAACAATAAGCAAGTAGATAAATTATTAGATCGTGAGAAACCAAGCAAGTCAAGACCAGAGTTTGATAGCTATGGACAGCTAGTAAGTAAATGTTGCACTAAATGTAGCGAAAGAAAGATAGCTGATGAATTTAGTAAACGACCACAAGGCATTGGTGGTAAAACAAGTTGGTGTAAAGCGTGTACAAGAAAAAATTTAGAGTTATGGCAACAAAAACAAAATAAAGTTAAAATAAAAACAACAAAGGAGTGAAATGGATCAAAAACAAAATGGCACTTGGTACGAAAACCCCGGTGGCATAGTTCAATCAAATGAGTGGTACACACCACCAGAATTATTTAAAAGTTTAAATACAACTTTTGATTTAGATGTTGCAGCACCTAAAGGTGGCGTACCGTGGATACCAGCAGAAAATCATTACCACGAGGAAATAGACGGTTTAAAACAAGATTGGTATGGATTTGTGTGGTGTAATCCACCTTATGGTAAAGATACTGGTTTATGGCTAGAAAAATTAATACAACACGGTAACGGTATTGCGTTAGTATTTGCAAGAACAGATACACGTTGGTTTCACGATTACGCAACAAAAGCAGACATTTTATGTTTTGTAAAAGGCAGATTAGCATTTTATAAAGGTAACGTACAAGCAAAACAAGGTAGTACAGGAAGTTTATTAATTGGTTGTGGCAATAAAGCAATAGAAGTTATTAATCAAGCACAACTAGGATTAAATGTAGAATTATGAAAGTATTAGAACTTTTTGCAGGTAGTTGTAGCTTTAGTAACGTTGCTAAAGAATATGGATATGAAACGTTTACTACTGATATAAAACAATTTGGTCAAATAGATTATGTTGTAGATATATTAGATTTTGATATTAACAGAATACCATTTTGGCCAGATATAATTTGGGCAAGTCCACCTTGTACATACTTTAGTGTTGCAAGTATAGGAAAGCATTGGAACGCAGACCATACACCAAAAAGTAAAGAAGCTACTACAGGTATGGCAATAGTAAATAAAACAAAAGAGATAATTAACACGTTACAACCTAAATATTTTGTTATTGAAAATCCACGTGGTAAGTTGCGTAAATTAGACTTACTAGATAACTTTAACAGGGTTACAGTAACCTATTGCCAATATGGTGATAATCGTATGAAACCAACAGACTTGTGGCATAACCTAGATTGGACACCTAAACCAATGTGTAAGAACGGTATGCCGTGCCACGTTGCAGCACCAAGAGGATCACAAACGGGAACACAAGGTTTAAAGGGTAATTATGAACGTAGTAAAGTACCTTATGAACTATGCAAAGAAATACTAGAAACAATTACCAAAGACCGTGTTTAAAGTGTCGTAGGTTATTTACACCAGATAATAACAGTAGAAGTTATTGTGCAGAACATATACCAGTAATAAAACCTAAAAAGAATTATAACAAAGGTAAACGACCGTATGATGACGCAGAATATAGACGCAATCGTAAGTTAATTAGACAACAACAAAAGTACTGCGTATGGTGTGGAACAGCTGGAACAAGTCAAAACAAACTACAAGTAGATCATATAGTACCAATAAGCCGTGGTGGTTCACATCACATAAGTAATTTGCGTATATTGTGTCAAAATTGTCATAAAAAGCGTCAAGGTGTCGCACATAGGTAAATATGCCGTAATTAGCTATAAATCGCTAAAAACACCTATAAATAGGCATTTAAGGGGTATATGGGGGAATAGTTTTTTTGTGGCTAAAGGGGCTACCACCCCAACGTAGTTAGCTCACTTTTTTTTTACCCAAATTTATGCTTTTTTTTGTTTTTTTATAGTTTTTAAAAAACGTTGTTATGTGTGGTTATGTAGTATTATGTTATTACGTAGTGGTTCTAAGTAAGATTGCTAATACAAAGGATTTTTATGACCGACAAACACCAAATTGCAGATGATCTTACAACATTGGCATACCCAATAGAAAAATTAAAACACCTAGACGGCAATCCACGTAAAGGTAACGTTGAAGCTGTAAAAAAAAGCTATAAAAAGTTTGGTCAACGTAAACCAATAGTTGCAACTAAAGACGGTGAAGTTATTTCTGGTAATCATCAACTTGCTGCTGCTAAAGAACTAGGTTGGAATAAAATAGCAGTAGTTTTTACTGATGATGATGAACTAACAGCTAAAGCATTTGCATTAGCAGATAATCGTACAGCTGATCTAGGAACGTATGATGATGATTTATTAGCAGATATGCTTGGTGCTGTTTCAAGTGATTTAGAAATGTTAGAAGCAACATCATTTGATGAAAAAGATTTAATGGCTTTAATTAAAAAACAAGAAGTCATAGAAGATGACGCACCAGATATTAGACAAACAGAAATAAAACTTGGTCAAAAATATAAATTAGGTAATCATACGCTTGTATGTGGGGACGCTACAAATAAAGAACATTTAGATTTTTTAATAAATAACAATTCCATTGACTTACTTTTAATTGATCCACCATACGGTATAGACGCAAACAACCAAACATTAGGTAATGGAAAAAAACAATTTTATCGTGGTAACGATTGGGATAAAAATAAAGTAGATATTTTACCATTATTAGATTATGCAAAATACTCGTGTGTTTGGGGTGGTAATTATTACGCTGATATATTAAAACCTACTAACGATTGGTTGTGTTGGTTTAAAAAAATTAAAAATGTTTCATTTAGTGAATTTGAATTAGCTTGGACTAATTTTGGTAAACAAGCAAGAATATTTGAACATCATTGGTCTGGTGAACAAAAACTACACCCAACAGCAAAACCAGTAAAAGTTATGACTTGGGTTTTAAATATTATTGACAATGAAAATGTATTAGATGTTTTTGGTGGTAGTGGTTCAACATTAATAGCTTGTGAACAGCTTGAACGTAATTGTTTTATTATGGAACTTGATCCAAAGTATTGCCAAGTAATAATAGATCGGTGGGAAAAGTTTACAGGTCAAAAAGCCGAGTTAATTGAAAGTCTATAATGGGTAAAAGGGGACGCATACCTAAACAAAAAGATAAATTAACAGGGCATAGGGATAATTCATTGAGTGTAATACAAGGTGGTAAAGGATTTGAAACACCAAAAGCTAATTCACGTTGGCTAACTAAAACACGTAATTACTGGAAACAATATTGGGATAGCGAACTTGCAAGTACAGCACAACAAGTGGACTTCCCGGCATTTTATCGTTTGTTTCAATATTATGATGAAGTTGAACGTGCTAATCGTACAATACAAAATTTAGGTAATAAAGGTTTATTAAGTGTTGGATCAACAGGGCAACCTACAATCAATCCATTAATCAGCTTAACGTTAAAACTAGAAGAAAAAATATTAAAACTAGAACAAGAACTAGGACTTACACCATTAGCAAGACAAAGACTTGGTATTGCGTTTGGCGAAGCACAAATGGGATTTAAACAATTACAACAACTTTTACAAGATGATGAAGAAAAAGAATTAATTGATCCACGTATATTAATGTTGGAAGAAGAATAATGGTTGATAATAAACAAAAAGAATATTTAACTAGGTGCGAAAAATGTAATGATTATTTTTATGATGGTCAAAATATAAAGAAATGTAATATGTGCAAATGATTACTTTACCAGAAACAAAAGGTGCAAGAGTTGTAAAGTTTATTGAGAAGTTTTGCGTACACGGTGAGGGTGATTTTTTCGGTGAACCATTTAAACTTGATGATTGGCAAAAAGCAATCATATACGATATGTATGAAATCAAAGATAATGGCGAAAGAAAATACAGGGAAGCGTTAATAGGACTACCAAAAGGAAATGGTAAAACAGCTTTAGCAGCTGCAATAGGACTATATGAACTTCTTGGATCTGGTGTAACCAGTCCATTAGTAGCCGTTGCAGCTGCAAGTTACGAACAAGCAAACCTAGTGTTTGGAACTATGAAAACTATGTGCGAAGAAAGTATATTTTTACGTGATATGGTTGAAACGTTTGAAAACGAAATACAGGTAAAGAACGCACCGGGTAGAGCATTTAGAGTAGCAGCAAAAGCAGGAACAGCAGACGGTGGTAGAAACAGTTGCTTTATAGCTGATGAGATACACGAGTGGAATAACATTAACTTAGAACGTGTACATTATGTTTTATCAAACAATACAGCTAAACGTAAAGACGGATTAGTGCTAAACATTACAACAGCTGGACACGATTTAGATAGTATGGCAGGTCGTATGTATCAACGTGGATTATTAAAAGAAGCAGGAAAGCAAGATGATCCAGAGTTTTATTTTAAATGGATTGGTGCAAAAGAAGATGATAACCCAACAGACGAAAGCATTTGGGAAAAAGTAAACCCGGCAATTCCAAATGATTGGTGGCCAATAGAAAATTTAAGACGTAGGCATAAGTCATTACCAATAAATGAGTTTCAACGATACCACCTTAATCAATGGACTAGAACAGAGGAAGAAAGCTGGATTGAAATAGAAAAATGGTTAGCTTGTCAAGATGAGCAATTAGAACTAGAAGTTGGCTTAGATACATTTGTTGGTGTAGATATGGCACTACGACACGACAGCGTTGCAATAGTGTATGGTCAAAAAGATGACAATGAAATAATTAATATGAAATCTAAAATATGGCTACCAAATGATGATAACTTTATGGATTACCAA